AGTACCCCCACGTCTTAATGCCACCGGCTCATTACTTGGTATAGGTGTAACCGTTGGTGTTGGTGTTGGTGTTTCAGTTGGTGGAACCTCCGTTTCCGTTGGTGTTGGAGTTGGTGTTGGTGTTGGTGTAACCGTTGGTGTAGGAGTAGGTGTACCTGTTGGTGGTGGTGCCTCATATCCACAACTTACTGAATTATTTTCAATAAACGCATCGTAGGAACCACAAGAACCATCCGTATATCTACCATATAAAGTATAATCATCACAATATGTGCTCGTTAACTGATTAGCTGCCGGACAAGGAGTTGCTGTTGGTGTTGGTGTAGGAGTTGGTGGTGCGGTAGTTGGGGTTGGGGTTGGTGTTGGAGTTGGTCCACAATATGTACATTGATCACTTACGTAACAAGTATTACCACATTCAACATCAGTTAATAAACCTGAATTAATTATTGGGTATGTTCCTGGTTGTAGACAGTGTGATCTACTATTACCAGGTAATAAATTAGGTGATGTTACCGTTCCACCACACAATGTTACTGTATAGTTTCCTGTTGTACCACCTTCGTTATATATTGTCCAACATACACAAGGTAAAGGAGTTTCCGTTGGAGTTACGGTAGGTGTAACTGTCGGAGTAGATGTAACTGTTGGTGTTGGAGTTACCGTTGGGGTTCCTGTAGGTGTAACCGTAGGGGTACCTGTTGGTGTGACTGTCGGCGTACCTGTTGGAGTAACCGTTGGCGTTCCCGTAGGTGTAACCGTAGGTGTACCTGTTGGAGTAACCGTCGGAGTTTCCGTAGGTGTTCCTGTTGGAGTTACCGTAGGTGTTCCTGTTGGAGTTACCGTAGGTGTACTTGTCGGCATTGGGGTTGGTGTACTTGTTACAATATCCGCAATTACTTCAAAATTACAATCAGGTGTTGGGGTTGGTGTAACTGTTGGTGTTGGTGTGGGAGTTGGTGTGCTCGTCACAATAAAAATATCCACATCAAACACACAAATAGGTGTAGGTGTTGGTGTAACTGTAGGTGTTGCTGTTGGAGTTGGAGTTGGTGTAACTGTAGGAGTACCTGTCGGAGTAACCGTTGGCGTACCCGTAGGAGTTACTGTTGGGGTACCTGTAGGAGTTACTGTTGGTGTTCCTGTTGGGGTAACCGTTGGTGTTGGTGTTATTTCAGGACAAGTCAATATTTTCCAACAATTACCATCGCAAGGAGCGTATTCATAACCACTTGGACAAGTATAACCTGATGATGTGTAATTACCATTAACATCTTTTATTACCGGTATTGTTTGATTAATGAAATCGGTCGATGTGAATATAACATCAAGGTCATTTAAACTTGTTGCATTTGTTAACTCACTTAGTGTGTTATTGTAAATTTCACAACCAAATCCTGCAGGATTAGTTCCTGGTACATTCAAATTATAACCATATAAACCAATAATATGATTTCCCGCCGTTAATGTTACCGGATATACGTGCCAACTCTCAAATTTAGATAAATCGTCTAACCCACTATTCGTATACGTATCTAATATTGGATTTCCGTCTATTTCTAGTCTAAATTCATTATCAGCAGCAATACCAACATAATATTGACCTCCCTGAATATTACTTAAACAATATGTAAATCCTAACCAAGTATTAAGTGGATAATCGGTAGCATCGTTATTTTCAGGATAAGCCCAAAGTCCTGTTCTGTTTAATGGTCCATTCCAAGGTCCATTTGTACTTGAAAGTGTATTTCTCCAAAGTTCTGTCGTTTCTAATGTTATTTGAATTTCACCGGTACCATTACTTGACCAACCTGGCATATAAACGTTGGTACCGTACATACTATATCTATTAAATTCTCTAGTGTATGCTGTTAATGAAACAGATGGTGGTATAACTGATGTTGTCAACTTTGCAGAACACGTGTCGTTATTTGCCGGTATCCAATCGTAACCTTCAGGACAATCAGCACATATGTCAACCGTTATTGTTGCAGTTGGAGTTGGGGTTGATGTAGGGGTAGGTGTAGGGGTACTCGTTACAATATCAGCAATAACATCAAAATTACAATCCGGTGTTGGGGTTGGAGTGACAGTTGCAGTTGGTGTAGGAGTTGGTGTACTAGTTATGATGTCAGTAATTATTTCAAACTCACAAATTGGTGTTGGAGTTGGAGTGATAGTTGCAGTTGGTGTAGGAGTTGGAGTGCTAGTTATAACATCCACATTTACGTCAAAGTCACAAGTTGGAGTTGCGGTCGGTGTAGGAGTTGGTGTACTAGTTATTATATCTATATCGACCGTAAAATTACAATCCGGTGTTGGGGTTGGAGTGACAGTTGCAGTTGGTGTAGGAGTTGGTGTACTAGTTATTACATCAATATTAACATCAAAATCACAAGTTGGAGTTGCGGTCGGTGTAGGAGTTGGTGTACTAGTTATAATTTCAATATCCACATCAAACACACAAATAGGTGTTGGGGTTGGGGTTGGGGTAACAGTTACCGTTGGCGTTGGTGTTATGGTAGGTGTTACCGTTGGTGTACCTGTTATTGTCGGTGTTGGTGTAGGTGTATATGTTGGTTCAGGTGTTCCTGTTGGTGTTACCGTAGGGGTACCTGTTGGTGTTACTGTAGGTGTCGATGTTGGAGTTCCTGTTGGAGTTACCGTTGGTGTTGGTGTGACTGTTGGAGTAGGTGTTGGGGTTGGTGGTATTTCAATGTATACTGAACCGTCACCACTAACACTAAATCTACAATCTTTTATATCATTGTTACCAACACCAATAAACATAAAGTTTATGGATTTATTAACTGTACAATCATTTGGACCATACTTGTATGACGTGAATTTAATTACTTCAATACCATCATTATCGGTATACATTTTGTGAGATATGATGGGATAAATCATTGTGGACCCCGTAATCCCACTGTAACCTATTTTAGCACCGTATTGATTATCTTTACCAACTTGGTTATATGTTTTACCTGAAACTGTGTTAATATAATTTATTACATTTGGAATTGTATTTTTCCATAAATTTTTAATTTCATCATAATCAAGTAAATCATAATTAATTATGTTACCCGTACCAGTATATAATTTTGCTCTTACATTATGTTCTGTTGTGTTTCCAGATATTAAAACATAATGATTGGGGTTATCTGTTTGTCCCGAATAAATTACTCCATCAATATTAAAAGAAGGATAAAATTTTATATATCCATCTTGTGACGATTCACCGTCTTCATCAATTTCAACACTGAAACCTAATAATTCATCGTAATATTTAATTTCATCTTTGAACGGTGTGTTATAAACATTTATAATATTATTAACATTTGTAACATCGTCGCCCGACTCAGGATATAAATCATCAACAATTGTTAATGGTTGACATCCATATTGGTGTTTGTATTTTGACCTACCAAAAATATTGTTTTCAACTAAATTACCTCCTGTCCATAATGTTGTTGCAGGAATTATTTGGTCTAACACTTGAACCCAATATGGACTCATTTTATTAATGAATTCATTAACATCAGTAAAATTGTATGGTGTAAAACCTGTATGGGTAATATAACTTCTAAAAATATCTTCTAATTGAATATAGTTTTTCTTGTACTTTATTAAATTAGAATTTAAAATTTGTTGGTTTAGTAAATTATCAACATATTCCGCAAACGATACATCATTTTGTGGTTCTAAACTATTAGTACCAAATGTTAAATTTAAATCTCTTGATTTACGATATATGTCATAATCAACAGCCTGTGATGCCGATAGATAAACTGATAAGTTTTTTCTATTAAGTGTTAAATTAGAATCATCATTTAATATTTCACCTTTAACGTTATCAACAACACTAAACAATTCATAACCCGTATCTAATCCGGGTAATGTTCTATAAACGTTAAAATAATCCTCACCATAAGTGAATGGACTATTCTTAGTTATGACGGTTTTTGTTCTACCCGTTAAAGTTGATTTTTCTTCGTCAACAATTAATGGTGATTTATGGTCTACGGTATTATCATACCAACCAGAACCTTTTTGGAAAAACAATTCACCTGTCACACCACTAATTGATTGTGGGTAAAAAGATAATTCTTGAACAGGATAACCGTCTCTATCTAATGATGTCGTACCTGTTGTAATTATGTCATAATAAGTGTAAGCACTATATGATACATTATTAATTGTTCCACCCGTTGGTAGGAAACCTTTACTTATATGTCTTTTATCACCACGAATAACATCGTCTATTTCATCCTCTAAATTATAAGAGATTGGAAATCTATTAACCTTATAAACGTATTGGTCAATCTTAATCATAGGTTCTGGTGCACCCAAGAATTTTAAAAAGAATTCAATAGATTTTCTTGTACCTTTTGATTTATATATGTGAGCAAGATTAACTAATAATCTTCTATAAAATTCATATTCAGCCTCAACTAATGAAATACCACTTGGTTTACCTTCGTATTGAATTGTTTTAGTGTAAAGTAATTCATCAATACCACTTTCATTAATTAAATTAACTGTATCTAAACCTAATGTGTTAGATAGATTTTTTAATAATATATCAGGTAAATTATTAACATTATCATAACTTACGTTTCTCATAAACGCAATGTTATCAATGTATTTTTTTACCTTATCAAAACTTTGACCGTATAGTTGAAAAACGGCTTCTGCCTTTTTTCCATCTGAATCAAATTCAAATAATTGTGGTGAACTTAAAAATCTAATAAGTAAATTAGATTTGTAATCGTCAATCTCATCAGCAATTTCACTTAAGTTTCTAAGGTAATTGTCATATTCGATACCAATAATTAATAGGTTCCAATTATCCTTAGTTGAAACCGGCCAACTATATTCAACAGTAGTTAATTCCGTTTTTGTTTCATCAAAACTATCTCTTGGTACTTTAAAACTTGCAGTATACTTTGGTGATGTTTCTCTGTTTAATAAACTACTCTCTAAATCGTCTAAGTTTAAAAAGAATTCTTCACTTACACCATTACTTGGTCTAATTAGTATATTCTGATTGTAGGTTGTTGCACCACTAAAAGGATTACCACTAACCGTTAACTTAATAATGTTTGAGGAGTTTGGTTCGGTATATGATGTTACATTGTATGTTGCACCACTTACCTCAATGACATATTTTTTATATGAAGAATAAAAATCCCTAACAGGATTTAAACTACTAACTGTTGTGTTACTTTTAGGTGTAGTAAGAATAACCCCGTATGGATTATGTAACATACCCACCTCAACATAAAATGTTGTTGTTTTTGTTCTTGTATTATAACTCGAATTGAAAGCAGTAAGACCACTAAGGCTAACATAACTATTTTTATCAATTAAAATTCCGGCTGGAAAGTTTTTAATGATGTTTGTTACCGTAACAGATAATCTATTCTTTAATGAACCAAACAGTGATTTATCTGAAACGTTTTTTGTACTGTTAAACTTAATTTCTTTTTTTGTGGATTTAACCGTTCTACCGTTAATTGTCACACCACTTGCATTTTCTTCTTTTAAGTCGTCTAATGTTAAAAAATCGGAAAAGGGATTTGTTTTAAAGTTCTTTGTATCTCTTTGGATAATTCCACTGTCAAGTGCAAAGTTAGTATTGGTCAATTGACCAGTACCCGTGGTGATTTGACCACCAACTAAGTTATCACTAAACGTATCAGCACCACTACCCGCCTGACTCGGAACTTTTCTTTTTGCCATTAGATATTAGTAATTGTGTCGAAATTTAATGTTTCATCAATATCTGTACGATTCTCTCTAACTTCGTATAGAGTCTCTTCAATTTCATCTTTAATTTCATAAAGATTGTATTGTCTGTAGATATTGTTTTCTTTATCGTAGATTGTGTAAATACCTTCACTAACCGCCTTAGTTTGGTTACCGTAAAGAGCATTTGCTAATGTTGAAGCATCGTGTTCCACCATATCAATTTCAATTGTTGTTGGATTGAAGTATGTGTTGGTTAAAATAATTTTCTGACCTGGTAGTCCGATAAATGGAACTGTATTTGGTTTATTAGATGGTGCAGAAGATGGTGTTATTGTTAAGAATAAAAAATTCGTAGCACCTTCACTATATTGATATCTAACCGACTTTTGAGTTGAGCTATTTAAATTTGCAGTAACGGGTGAACAATAAAATGAAGATGTGACAACTTTATAGAAGTTAGTTACTTTCTTATTATCGCTTGAATTGATGTATTCAATTCTATACCCAACCAATCCTTGTGGTGTAAATTTATTTTTATCCGCAGGAACGACATTACTAATGTCAATAACCAAACCTCTAACTGATGGAAGTGACGCTAACACACCACAATCCATAATTGATGTTCTAATTTGTTTAGGTCTTAAATGAAGTGTATAAATTCCCAAATCACTAAAATCGTCCGCATTTAATTTTAAATTATATAATCCACCCAAAACTTCCACATTTCGTGCTGCGGTGTCGGTTGTTGTTCCTGATGTTTGGTAAATAGGTGTTAAAACCTGATTTGAGGTTAATTTTTTCAAAGTAACCTGTGAAGTCGATAACCTATTTGGTACATAATGATAAAGTATCTCAACGTCATCCGGTGAGACATCTGCGGGTCTAACTACTCCATATGATCCTACTGCCATAATCTTTTAATTATAAATATAATTTTTATTGTTTTTTAACATTAAAATATCCATTTCCATAAACATCTAATTCACTCATATTGTCAATTTCACCAAGTCGAAGGTTACTTTCCATTACACCTTGTCGACCTCTTTCAACAAAAATGTCCGAATAAATCGTTGGGTCGTCGATAAAACCTAAAAAATGTTCATTACGAGTAATCATATTATTAAACACTTCTTCTTTTGTAAATCCCGTTGTTGTACCCGTAATCATAGTATAATTGTCAGGAAAATCTCTATAATATAATCCATCAATTGTATACCCTGACCAAATAACATTATCGGTAGTTCCTGTTGACATACCTGTAATTGTGTTTGAACCATACTGTTTTAATTCGTTGATTCTACTTTTACCTAATGCCATATACGTAAAACCACTAACAGTGTGACCTGTATTATTTGTATAATCTAAATTATTCAAATAGTTTTGAGTTCTACCTGATTGTAAATAATACGTAGTATTATTCAAATATGGTAGACTTGTACCTGTGTACGTATATGTACCCAATGGATTTGATACGGTAATATTTTGTGGTACTGTTATTTTTTTTGTAATATTTTCTTTTGTCCAAGGTGAATCTAACGTAACGGTTATTAGATATTCAGCATTTCCATTATATGTGTGAGTTTTTGATGGTAACCCTTGTCCAACAATACCACTATTAACGGTTAATCCTGATATATTTCCATCACCCCAATTTATCGTATAAGTTTGTTCTACAATTTTTCTAAGTTTATCAGGATTAACACTATTGTAGACCGTTACAGTTGATCCTGTTTGAGTATATGTGAAATTACAAAGTTGTTCAATTTGTTCTACACCTCCATCAAAAGAAACCATAACACCCAATTCATCAACCGTACTTTCTAAAAATATGGGTAAATTAATACTAGTTCCTGTTTGTCTTAATATTGTATGTTCTATTCTTTTCATTTTATTTTATTTTATACTTCCTGTGGGGAGTCAGAACAATTACTAATGGTAAACACTGTTTCAACATAACCATATGAATCAATTTTAACACTGTTCTGATGAGTATGTTGTTACAACACCTGTTGATGAGTTTATATCCCAAGTAGCACCATTCATAAATACGTAATCGTATCCTGTTAATGCGTTAGGGAATGTGTCAACATAAACAAAACATCCAACCCCAAACGTACCTGAGTCACAATC